GTCTGAATATGAAAACGATGAGAGATTTAGAATACTTAATATTCCTTACCAAGAAGCCGAAGGCGTTTGTTGGGCAAGAAGTTTAGTACAACAATTATATAAAGACGAAGAATATACACTTCAAATCGATTCACACATGAGGTTTGCACCAAATTGGGATGAAGAAATGATTACAATGGTTAAACAACTTCAAAAGAAAGGACATAAAAAACCATTGTTAACTGGTTATGTATCTTCTTTTGACCCTGATAACGACCCATCGGGTAGAGTACAAGAACCTTGGAGAATGGCTTTTGACAGATTCATTCCCGAAGGTGCTGTGTTCTTTTTACCTGAAACAATTCCAAATTGGAGAGAAATGTCAGAACCAGTACCCGCAAGATTTTATTCGGCTCATTACTGTTTTACATTAGGACAATTTTCAAAAGAAGTCCAACACAATCCAAAGTATTATTTTCATGGTGAAGAAATATCAATATCTGCTAGAGCTTATACTTGGGGTTATGATTTATTTCACCCACATAAAGTTCTTATTTGGCATGAGTACACACGTAAGGGTAGAACCAAACAATGGGATGACGATAAAGAATGGGTTAAGAGAAACAATCAATCACATTTATTGAATAGAAAACTTTTTGGTATGGATGGTGAAATCCAAGAAGGACATGACGGACCTTTTGGTTTTGGACCAGAAAGAACATTAAGAGATTATGAAAAATATAGCGGGCTACTTTTTTCAAAAAGAGCGGTTCAACAAGAAACAATAGACAAAAAATACCCACCTAATAGTTACAATTACCAAAATGAAGAAGAATGGTTGAGTAGTTTTGCAACAATATTTAAACATTGTATCGATGTTGGTTATGCTCAAGTACCTGAAAAAGATTATGATTTTTGGGTGGTTGCTTTTCACGATGAAAAAGACGAAACAATCTTTAGAAAAGATGCGGATAAAGGAGAAATTCAAATAATGATGAATGACCCTGATGGATATTGTAAAGTTTGGAGAGAATTCCAAACAACACATAAACCAAAATATTGGGTTGTATGGCCACACTCAGAATCTAAAGGATGGTGTGAAAGATTAACAGGAAATTTATAAAATGAAAAAAATTGCGTTCCACTCAAATCAACTTAGTATAAGGGGCACCGAAGTAGCCTTATATCAATATGCAAAATACAACGAAGAAATTTTAGGCAATAAGAGTGTTATTTTTACTTTTCCAAACAGAGACATGGAGGCTTATGATAAGTTCAAAGAAAGGTTTGAGGTTGTTATTTTGGATTGGTGGAATTATGAAAAATACTTAATTGATAACAATTTTGATTATTTATATTTAATTAAAATGGGTAACAATGATGGGTATTGTCTAAATAAAATTCCAACATTGGTTCACTCTGTTTTTAGATTTAATGAACCACACGGTTACAAATATTTTTATGTTTCTGATTGGTTGGCTAAAGACCAAGGATATAACCCTGAAACACACTCATTACCTCACATATGTGAGAAATTACCAAAACCTGAATATAATTTTAGAGAAAAAAATCAAATACCTCTAGATGCAATTGTTTTTGGTGGTTATGGTGGTTCTACTGAATTTAATATTGAATTTGTTAAAAAAGCAATACGAGATGTTTTAAATAAACGTAATGACATTTATTTTATTTTTATGAATTTTACTCCTTTTGTTGACCATCCACAAATCAAATTTTTTCCTGGTAATTATGATTTAAAAGAAAAATCGGCATTTGTAGACGCTTGCGACGCAATGATACATGCAAGGAGTGGTGGAGAAACTTTTGGGTTGGCAATTTCTGAATTTGCATTATCTAATAAACCAATTATTACATATGGTCTTTCAGGTGAAAATAGTCATTTAGACATATTGAAAGACAGGGCAATAATATATGAAGATTATGAAGATGTTTTAGATATTTTTGAAAATCTCTCAAAACATATCAAACACATTGATTACGATTTACCGTATAAACAATTTAGTCCTGAAATAATAATGGATAAATTTAATAAAATAATTTCATTATGAGAGTATTATTCACTTTTTTATCTGTTTATGTTAATGACAATTTATATCTGAACGCATCAAAAAAATTAGCGAATGAAATATTAACAAATACACCATATGATGTTTTGATAACAACAAATAACATTAGTTATTTTAATGATATAAAAAATGATAGAATTGCAATAAGAAATAATATACCAGAAAATTCTGTTTTAACTTATAGAGATGGTTGCGAGTTTAATTTTAATTTAAAATATCTTTCATTTAAAGACCTACCTGAAACATATGATGTTATTTTTTATGTTGACGGTGACATAAAAAATATTTTTTGGAATGATTTATCTGAAAATAAATTAAAAATTTTAATTGAAAAATATGATTGGATTGCAACCAGACTTAATTGTGTTCTGAAAAATGAGGTTAATCAATATAAAGAAACAGGTAACACGTTATTTGCGCACAAAATAAAATCATATGATGTTTTAAATTGGGATTTTAATGACAATCTAATGGAATCTCGTCTACCTAGCGAACATTTTTTAATATTCAAATACGATAAAGAAAAAATTAACAAGTTCGCAAACAAATGGTCTGAATTAAATTCTATTTTGCAAGATAAAAATGGTGGTAATGGTAGTTGGGGTGATGGATTTGAGATTGGTTTATCTGCTAGATATGCTGGATATGATAATATGTTCGATTTAAATTATCGCGATTTACACGATTACTTAGGTTTTGTTTTCAACGGCAATAAAATTTAAAACGTATGAATATACTAAAAGTAATTACTGATGATTTAATTATTAACACACTATCTAATGATTGGGTTGGTGTTAGTATGTATAATAATAAATCTTGGGAACCACATATAACCGAAATATTAAAACGAAATTTTAAATCAGATTCTGTCTTTGTTGACATCGGAAGTAACTATGGGTGGCACTCAATTAAATGCTCACCATTTTGTGAGACGGTTTACAGTTTTGAACCCCAAAAATATATTTACGACGTTCAAAAAATTAGTATTAATGAAAATAACATAACAAACATTCAATTATATAATTGCGGTATTGGTGATAAAAATGAAACAAAACAAATGTCACCAATAGATTATGAAAACCCAAGTATTAATATGGGTGATTTAAGTGTTGGTATTGGTGGAGAATCTATAGAAATAAAAACATTAGACTCACTCCAAATATCTAAAGTCGATTTTATTAAGATTGATGTACAAGGATATGAAAAATATGTTTTAGAAGGGGCAATCAATACAATTACAAACTCTAAACCAACTATCATAATTGAAATGGAGGACCACCAACTTAAAAGATTTAATTATGGTGTGGTTGAATTATTTAATCAATTAAGAAATCTTAATTATTACATTTATTTTTTAGATTATCATTATCCGTCTGACCATGTTTGTGTTCATAAAGACAAATTAAATGAATTTATAGAGATTAATAGTCAATACATTAAACCATTAACCGAGAGTAACGATTTAAATCGTAATATAGAAAATGGTGTGACAGAAAAAATTATTTATGAAAAAAATTAAAGTATTGGGTAATTGGGATACTTCTGAAAATATAACAGAAAGACTTTTAAAACAATTTAAAACACCTGAAATTGATTTAACAGATGTTCAGTTTGTTTACGATGACTCATACGATATTATTGTATTTTTTAATCACGTTTGTTCAGAGACTAAAGAAGATAAAAAATCATACGTATTTCCACACGAACCAAGTTGGAACGGCTCACATCAAAAAAGTTTCAATGATAATACTATTGTCTTTGGTTTTAAAAATGATTTATATAATGGTAATTGTATGGAAACTTTAGCACACACTTTTTATGGTGGAAGAGGTCCTTGGATGGACCCACTATCATTTTGGAATCATGAAAATTTAAATTCAAAAAATTTTATTAAAACTAAAAATATTTCATCTTCGGTAACCAAAATCGATTTGGATTATGGTGGAACATGTTTATATCCACAAAGAACTAAAATAGCGTCAATGATAGAAAATTTAAAATTTATTAATGTGTTTAATGGTGGCGATAGTAGTCCAAAAAGACACGATGCTTTAGTTGATTATAGATTTAATATATCGATAGAAAATGAACACCAAGAAAATTGGATTAGTGAAAAATTTTATGATTGTATTTTGACAGATACAATACCAATTTATTTTGGATGTAAAAACATAAAAGACATATATCCTGAAGACGGTTATATATTAATTGAAGACATTAATAATATTGATGAAATACAAGAATTATTAAAATATGTTGAAAATAATGCAGAATTAATTTATAAAGAAAAAATTAGTGGTTTAAAAAAAATAAAAGAAAAATACTTTAAACAATATAATTTATTAAAAAAAATAATAGAATTGTAATATGGAATACGAAGACAAAGTTTATAAAAAATCAAATTTAGAACACAATGACAGTATATCAACCTATGATGGTTGGGGTGCACAACAAAACCCAAACGCATTTGAGGTTTTTTATAATTTTTTAAGCGAAGTTAAACCATCTAGAATCTTAGAAATTGGAACATCATTAGGTGGATTTACATCATTTTTGAACTACGCAACAAAAAGATTAAACATTCCTTGTCATATTTTATCGTATGATATTCATTTTAAAGAATGGTATAATGATATGATTGAAAATGGTATAGATGTCAGAGTTGAAAATGTTTTTAATAGTCACTACACAGAAGTCAAACAAGAAGTTATTGATTTTATACAACAAGATGGGACAACATTAATACTTTGTGATGGAGGTAGTAAAATACACGAGTTTAAAATATTGTCAGATTATATGAAAAATAATGATTTTATTATGGCTCATGATTATTCACAAAATGAAGAAACATTTAAAGAAAATGTATACATGAAAATTTGGAACTGGCATGAGATTTCGGACAAAGATATCCAAGAATCATGTGAAAAAAATAACTTAGTTTCTTATAATCAAGAAATTTTTAATAAAGTTGCGTGGGTTTGTAAAGTAAAAAAATAAGTATGTCAGTTACAATTGTTACAGGTTTATGGAATATTAATAGAGATGGGTTGACGGAGGGATGGTCAAGAACATTTCAACATTATTTAGATAAATTTGACCAATTATTAAAGGTCGAAAACAACATGATTATTTTTGGTGAAAAAGAATTAGAAAGTTTTGTTTGGGAAAGAAGAAGTCATGAAAATACACAATTTATTATTAGAGATAAAGATTGGTTTAAACAAACTGTACCATACGATAAAATACAAGAAATTAGAAATAATCCTGAATGGTATAATCAGTCAGGTTGGTTGAAAGAGTCCACACAAGGGAAATTAGAATGGTACAACCCATTAGTAATGTCTAAAATGTTCTTAATGAATGATGCAAGAATTATGGACAAATTTAATTCACATCATTTATATTGGATTGATGCTGGTATTACAAATACGATTCACCCAGGTTATTTTACACATGATAAAATTCAAAATAAATTACCTGAAGTTTTTGATAAATTTGGGTTCGTTGCATTTCCATATGATGCTAATAATGAGATTCATGGATTTTCATACCCAAAGATAAATAATTTTGCAAACTCAGATGTAAAATTAGTATGTAGGGGAGGTTTATTTGGGGGCCCAAAACATACAATATCAGATATTAGTTCCATATACTATAACCTATTATACGAGACCACCAATCAAGGTTTTATGGGAACTGAAGAATCAATTTTCAGTATTATGTTGTACAAACATGCGGATTTAATAGATTATGTTCAGATAGAAGGTAATGGTTTGATATCAAAATTTTGTGAAGACTTAAAGAATGATACATATGAAGTAAAAAACATATCAGGTAATAAATCATATAATAAAGATTTAAATATTAACAACTCCGCATTGTATGTTATAACTTTTAATAGTCCAAAACAATTTGAAACTTTAATTGAATCAATGATTCAATACGATTCAAATTTCATTCATAAACCAAAAAAATTTCTATTAGATAATTCATCGGACTTATCGACAACAGAAAAATATAAAGAATTATGTAACGAGTATGATTTTGAACACATAAAAAAAGATAATTTAGGAATTTGTGGTGGTAGACAATTTATTGCCGAGCATGCTGACGAAAATAATTTTGATTTTTATTTTTTCTTCGAAGATGATATGTTCTTTTATCCTAAAAAAGGAGAAACATGTAAAAACGGATTCAATAGGTATGTGGAAAACCTATACATTAATTCATTAGAAATTACCAAAAAAGAAGATTTGGATTTTTTAAAGTTCAATTATACTGAATTTTATGGTGATAACGGAACACAATGGTCATGGTATAATGTTCCACAAAATATTAGGGAAGAATTTTGGCCTCACAAACCAACATTACCAATTACAGGATTAGACCCAAATGCACCAAAAACTAAATTTAATAAAATAGTTTCGTATAAAAATATACCGTATTCGGTTGGTGAAATTTATTATTGTAATTGGCCACAAATTGTTACAAAACACGGTAATAGAAAAATGTTTTTGGAGACAAAATGGAATAGACCATTTGAACAAACTTGGATGAGTTACATATATCAAGAAACAAAAAAAAGTAAAATAAACCCTGGGTTATTGTTAATAACACCAACAGAGCACGATAGATTTGATTTTTATGATGGTTCTTTGAGAAAAGAATCATAAAAAAACAATAATTCTATTATTTATAATAAGAATATATGGCAACAGTAAGTTTTTCAGCTTGTTCGGCAAGTTATACAGGGGGTACATTTTATATTGATGATACTCAAATATTTCCAGTAACACCATCTTTAGGTGAGGTTTATAGGATTACTGTTGACAATTCTGGTGTAATATTATTTGATGCTTGTGCGGAAGTAATTAATAGCGGAGTTTATGACTTTACATCATACTCAATAAACATTTCATCGTCTTATTTAGATTGTTTTGATTGTTTAAATAATGGAATTGCTGAATGTACATCAGGAACAACAACATCAAATCCTTATTGGTATTATGATTGTTGTGGTACCTATAAAGAAGGTACAACTTTACTTGAAACAGTTTGTTTAAATACAAATTATCCATATTCAGGTATTACTGTTACAGGAGGTGAATGTACAGATGCCTGTATTTGTATAGCGATTGATAGTAATTTACCTGCGGTTGCTTCTGGAAATACAAATCCCGCCGATAATGATTTGGTTGTTTTTACTTACAAAAATTGTAGTGGAAATACACAGACATATAACCAAACTAGTTTAAATACGTCAGGATTATTTTATCTTTGTACCTTTTCGGGAACAATAGAATCATTATCATATAAAAGAAATGATTTAACTTATAGCTCAAGTACACTACCATACTCTGACCCAAATGTCTCAGGATATGGTGCGTCCTCGGCAAATAATGGATATTGTTATAGCGGATGTGAGGGTAATTGTGAATCGATAAATGTAACACCCACACCAACTCCAACCCCAACACTAACACCAACAAATACACCAA